GCTACACCTTTTGTATTTGAATTACCAGGAATGAATGATATTGATATTAGCTGGACAAAATCATTTGTATCTTTGCCAACAGCACTAGGCACCACAAACGTGGCGTATAGTTTTGGCGTTTATTACTACTTGTAAAATTTTTATGTTATGGCAGCTTTTAGGCCCGAAATATTTACTATTGATGAAGTCATAAATTTTTATGACGCAGCAGAAGGGAGCGAATATAGAATATTTGCTGGCGTTAACCCGACGCCGCAATATTTGCGATATAATTTTGTAGGCGAGAAAGAAATTGGCCGCCAGGAATTACTAAACGCGCTTACACAGTTGCGCAATAACATAGAAAATTACAATCCGTATTTAATACAAGTTATTAGCGAAGGGAGTACTGGTAGGGGCAAGAAAAAAGAAAGTCCAGTTCTTACCAGTATTTCTTTTCAGCTAAACCGTCCACAGCAACTTATGCCAATGCAGTCAATGTCTGGTATAGGTAGCCCTAGGACAGAAATGTTACTGGAAAAGCTAGTTGAACAAAACCAAATGTTAGCCAGCAGAATAGCAGCTATTGAAGCCATGGACGAACTGGAAGGAGAAGAAGAAGAAGAAGCACCAAAAAGCCCAATCGATCAAATGTTAAGCAGTCCGCAAGTTCAGGAAGCATTGATCGCTGGCGTGATGTCTTTAATGTCTGGACTTATGACAAAAGGCGGCGCACCAACAGCAATAGCGGGAATAGACGACGAAGCAGAAGCAGTAGAAATTTTAAGATCATTAATGAGTAAAGGCGTTACAATAGATCATTTGAGAAAATTGAATGAAATGAGCAGCGCCAAATTAAGCTCACTATTATTTATGTTGTAATGGCCAGAAGTAATTTTTTAAAAGACAATAGCAGCCTAATAATTGGCCTAGTAGTGGTTTACTTTGGATATAACAAAGTAATTAAGCCAATACTGGAAAGCGTAGGGCTGCAAAAAAGCAGTGAGGAGTTAGAAATTGAGAAGCAGACAAGCAACCCAGGCAGCGCCTGGAACCCAAACTATTGGCGTAAAGGTGGCGCGACTATTTTAAGAAACGCCGACGTTAATAGATTTATCGAAAAGATCTGGAACGCACCAGGATATTTTAGCGACGATTTCGACGCGGTTTTAGGCGTATTTAAGCAGCTTAAAACAAAAAGCCAGGTAAGTTACCTAGCAGACAAATTTAACCAGGCAAAAGGCAAAGATTTGTTAAGCTGGTTACAAGGTGGCGGGGCTTTAAGTTGGCCCGCGGATCGTTTTAGTGCGGAGCAAGTTAACCAGTTAATAAAATACGTTAACGGTTTAAAAAACTATTAAAATGAAAGATAAGGGCAGTTTATTAATATTACTTTTATTAGGTGGCGTAATTGTTTACGCGGCTACTAAAAAGAAAACTAGAAGGGGATCTATTGAAATTGGCCCACTGGATCCAGGTGAATTTATTACGGATCCAGCAGATTTATTAACCGACGAAGAAAAATCAATGTTTGAAATATGAAAAACAAAAATTTAATATTATTACTGGCAGCGGGCGCAGCTTATTGGTACTTTTTTATGTATAAGAAAAAAGAAGCCATAAAAATTGAGCAGCCAGGTTTTACAGATCAACCAGGTACAAGCGCACCAGCCGCAATGTTGCAACCAGCAATACAAACCGAAAGTTTATCAATTACTGATCAAATAATTGAATTTAGTGAGCCAGCTAGGGTATTACCTTACAAAGAAGATAATGCTTACCAAAATTATTATGTTCAGCAAATAAGTGGAGTTAAAAAAATGGGCGTACCGTTCACAATTTAATTTTCTTTTCACCTTTAATTAAAAAAAAATGGCCGATTATAAAGTAACAGCGGAACTTATAAAATACGACGTAAACTTTACAACGTATGACCTAAGCGGTTACGTTACCAGCGATTGTAATAGTATTTTATTTATCAATTACGGCACAAATGCCGTACAGATTGAAAACGTAACACTGCAACAAAATCAAAGTTTACAAATTGAGGGCAACGCTGGTGAATATACAACGCGCCGTTTCTTTGCTAACTTTATAAATTCAGGTGGGTTTAATAACCTAGTAACTGTTAAGAAAAACTACATACAATAATGCCTAATATAGATTTATCCATATTAAACCAAAGACAGACGCCAGCGTTTTACGCTAGTAGTTTAGCTACTAGGCCCGCTTTTGGTTTTGCTGGACGTATCTTTATAGATACAGACAGCCCAAGCACTGGTTTATATCGTGATACTGGCGCAGCCTGGGTGCAGATTGCCGATCCTGGCGCTGGTACTACTGGAACTTTGCAACAAGTAACAACAAACGGAAAAACTACAAACCAGGGTATTACAATTACTGCTGGCGGTTTAACATTAGGTACTAATACTGGCGATAATCAAACACTTTTAAATTTACCAGCTAATACAAGTTTGTTATATAGAGAAAATGCTGGTAGTTTATATGGTTTTAATATTGGTGGTGGTGATAATTCACTTTTTTTAAATAATATAGAGGGATCATATTATCAAACTTTGTATTTTGGTGATGGAATAACAACTAATATTTTTGGTATTTCAGCAAGTGATGATACTGGCGCAACTTACAACCCAGTTTTTGTAGTTAATCAAAATAAAAGAGTTGGTATTAATACTAATACACCAGGTACAGCACTTGATATACATAATGACACAAACACAATTTTGCAACTTAATCAAACAGTTGCAACAAATGATACTAGAATAGCTTTTCAAAATAGTGGATCTGCTTTGTGGCGTATAGGTAATTTATATAACGCTGGCGCCAATGATTTTGAAATATTTGACGTAGTAGGCGCATTTCAATCAATGACCGTTAAAAAAATAACTGGCCAAGTATTAATTGGCACTACAACAGTTGGATCTGGTAAATTAGTTGTGTCTAGCGCAACTGGCGACAATGGTATCCAGATAGTTGGTGCAACAGCGCCAAGTTTACGAATAGATAGCGCTGCAAGCGGCCCAACAAAGCGCGCTGGTTTAGGTATTTCAACAGCTACAAACAATTTTATCCAGGGTAGTGCAGATCGCGACTTTTGTATCTTTAATGGATCTACAACGGCAAGCCCAATGTTATTTGGTATTTATGACGCTGGGGCCGTAAACGTTCAGGAAGCGGCTAGAATAAGCTCAGCAAGAAACTTTTTAATAGGTACGACAACAGACGCGGGCCAAAAACTACAAGTTAATGGGACATCTTATTTTAGTTCAAACGTAGGAATTGGAACTGTTAACCCATTAAGGCCTTTACAAGTTAACGGAACAGAGGGGGTTTTAAGATTAACTTCAACAGCTTCTGGAAATGATGGTTTTGAGGTTGGTATAGGAACATCAAGCCAGGCTTTTTTATGGCAGTCGGAAAATGCAGAAATGCAATTTGCAACTAACAATACACAACGTTTATCAATTAGTAGTGCTGGTTCAATAATTTACAAAGGTGCTTCAACAACAACAAATGCAGAAGCAATTTTTGAAAATACTAATAGTTTATTAAGTATTGAAAGTGCAGCAAGTGGATCTGTTTCGAAAGCTATTAGATTTAATACTTCTTCTGGTGCAACTATGTTAGAACGTATGCGAGTTAATACAACTGGAAATGTATTAATAGGCACAGCAACAGACGCGGGGCAAAAGTTACAAGTAGATGGAACAGCTAAATTTAATGGTACATCTGGATCACCAGTTACATTAGATATAAATTCAAGTAATAGCAATTGTGATATTACTATGTTATCTTCAAATAGTAGTTCAGTTAGTAGAATTAGAAATAATACAAATGATTTACAATTTCATACAAATGGAACACTTGCACTTACATTAGCTTCTAATCAAGCAGCTACATTTAGTAGTAGTATAGCAATAGCAAACACAGTTACCGCAGCAGTAGGAATTGCAAGCACACACAAAGTATCAATATTAATTAACGGAGTACAATATTATTTATTAGCTTCAAACGTTTAAAATTATGAAACAAATACAACCTTTTACACTTTGGGTAAACGGCCAACAGCAAACGGCAACCCTTTTTAGCTTAATTATTATTAATGATAATTTAAGCAATAGCGCAACATTTTACTGGCAATTATTAGACGCAGACGCTACTAAACTAGCAGACGGTAATTTAACAATTGGCGAACCGCAATACGATCAATGGGGAACGCAAAGCGACGTTAACCAGTGGGCGTATGAATGGGCCGCAACGCAACTTAATATCACACTAGCTTAATCAACTTTTAAAATACAAAACCATGGAAACTAAACAAGCACTAGCAATTATCAAACAAATTTTAGACGCAGCAAGCAAAAGCGGTTTATTTGAAAACTTAACGGCAGCTATGACAGCGGCCGACGCTTACAATGCAATAGCGCGTGAAATATTAAAAGAAGAAAATGGCGACGGATCTGTTATTTAGTATTTGTATTTTTATTGCCGCTGGCGGTGGCTTCTATTTTACAACCAAAAATAGGTTAGATAAAATTGAACGTGATTTATCCAGGCATAATAACACTAATACCGAAATATTAGACAGATTAGCGCGTATTGAAACAAAACTTGATTTTGTAACTAAATTGTAACAATATGTTTAAGAATTGGAAAACGAGTTTATTTGGCCTAGGCGCTGTAATTAGTGGCCTAGCGACAGTATTTAAAGGCGACGTGCCAACAGGTATTACAGCCATATTAAGCGGCATAGGCTTATTTGCAGCCAAAGACGCAGACATTAATTTAAACAACCGCCCATAATGACTAGCCAAACCAAGAAAATATTGGTGGTTACAGTTGTGGCGTTAATCTTATTAAGCAGTACAATGGCAGTAGGAGCAAAGGCCGAGGAATTAATTAAAAGATTTGAGGCCGACGATATTAATAAATATTTAAGGGCCTATATTGATCCAGTAGGAATACCGACTATTGGTTACGGATCTACCTATAATTACGACGCAAAGCGTAAAGTAAGGCTAGGTGATAGTATTACCCAGGAAAAGGCTATTGAATGGCTAAGAAGGGAAACAACTAAAATTGTACCTCAAATTAAAGCCCTGGTTAAGGTGCCTATTAATCAAAACCAGTTAGATAGTTTAACAAGTTTTGTTTATAACGTAGGTATCGGGGCGTTTCGCAATAGCACTTTATTAAGGTTACTTAATAGCGGCGCACCTAAAAGCGAAGTAGCGGCCCAATTTGACCGCTGGAATAAAGGAACGGTAAATGGCCAAAAAGTTGTTTTACCAGGCCTAGTAAGGCGCAGAAGTGAAGAAAAAGCACTATTTTTAGCATAATAAGCAAAGTTGGTTAGATAAATTTCAATGGTCTAGTACAAAAAGGAAGCCTGGTATGTCTATACTGGGCTTTTTTATGCCCCTATAAAAATAAATTTGGTACTTTAAACGTTTTTACTATAATTTTACCAACGACAAACAAAAACCCTATTTATGCAATTAAAAACTGACAGTAAGATACTGGGCGAGATAGCCAGCTTACAACACAAAATTTTGCGCCTGGAAGCATTGCGGGCCTTATCACCTTACGAACAATGCACATTTTTTTTCTATTCTAGCAGTGGTAAGTTTTTATCTTTAAATGAAAACGATTTGCCGTTTGACCTATCTTTTGAAGTTAGGATCCTAATAGACGCCGCCTTAGAACATTACCAGTTTGAAATAAAACGACTAGAAAACAGTTTTCAATGCGACGCAAATTAATTAGATTAGCTGCAATAATATTTTTTATTGCAGTAAGCGTACCAGTGTGCATACTTACATATAGCGGCGCTGTTATCCTTTTTTACCTATTTAAAATTTATCACTTAATAAAACCAACAAAATGAAAAATGAGTATTTAAAAGATCTAGCCGACGGGTTTGGATCAATGAACAAAGTAGAAAACAAAAAAAACGAAAAGCAACCTGACTACCAGGGCTATTTTAAGGCAGACGGCAAGCTATTTGAAATTGCTGGCTGGGTAAAGATTAGCAAATCAAGCAATAAGTATTTATCTATTGCAGTAAAGGAGTTTACAGAAAAACAAACCGATAACGAACTTTAAATTTTAATTATGCCAAGTTATATAACTATTATTGATCCATTAGGATCAACTTGTTTAGCCATTGAAATAGATAGCGCAAAACGTGAAATATACGAAAGTGAAATTTTTGATTTATGTATAGAAAATATAGATTGTTTGCAGATTATTGCTGCAAATGGTGATCAATATTATTTATCAAAAGATTTAGCAAAAAAATATTTACTAAAATTAAATACTGAATACTAATGAAAATAGATAAAAACGCACCAGCTTTTCCAGTTATGCCAGTCCAGGACCAATTCGGCCGATTAATTGCGCCGATACCAGGCTTAACAAAATACGAACACGTTTTATTGCAAATACTTTGCGCAAAAGAAATGCAAAATAATCATAGTAAAATTGGTTTATCTACACTATTAAGAGAGTGTGAAATACTAGCAAACGAATATTTTTTAACCCTAGAAAAAATAGAAAATGAAAAAGAAGCTAACCCAGTTATTTCAATTAACTAACAACCAGCAAGCTGCAATAGCCCTAATTATTGCCGCTATTTTAACCGCTTTTTTACAAAGGATCTAATGATAGACGGACAAAACAAATTAACCTTAGAAGAAAAATTAGCCGCACGAAAATTTAAACCTGACTATATCCCCCCACAAAGCCAGGTAGTATTTACAGTTCAAAATAAGCCCATTGGAGTTTTACAAAATTTCATAGTAATATCGGGCTTACCAAAAACAGCTAAAAGTACTATATTATCGGCCGCAATAGCTAGCGCCTTCCAACCAGGTGAAGTATTTGATATGAAATTTACTTTTCCCGAAGGAAGGCGCAAAATTGCGTATTTTGATACCGAGAGTAGCGATTATGATTTTTACAGACAAGTTAACAGAATAAAACATTTTGCCAATCTAAATAATTTACCGCCCTGGTGCGACTGTTTTACAGTGCGCGAGGACGGACCAAGCGAAATAAGGGCCTTAATTGTTAATTATTTAGAAAATAACCCTGATTGCCCTATTGTTATAATAGACGGCCTTTTGGATCTTATATTTGATTATAATAGCGAAATTGAGAGCCGCAAGCTGGTGAATTGGTTTAAACGTCTTACAAAAGTTTATAACTGTTTATTTGTAGGGGTACTTCACCAGGGTAAAGGAATAGGCGCCCAGACGCTAGGACATTTAGGCTCAAATTGTGATCGCTGGGCTTCTAGCACGCTAGAAATGGTAAAGGATAAAGATAAAAAGACATTTACTTTACAGCCAAGATTTTTAAGAAGTTCGGAAGATTTTGATCCAGTTGTACTTATGAATATTGGCGGGAACTGGCAGCAAATATTAATTGAAGGTGAAAGCAAAAAGCCTGAAATAAAGCACCCAAAACAATTTACGGAGTTAGATCACAAAAACATAATAAACCAGCTTATTTACGGCCCTATTTCCTACAAAGATTTAATTGCAGATATACAAGAACAAAACGCAAAGGGTACCAATTGGGCAAAACAACTTTGCAAAATTTGGATAGACAAAAAATTTATTTATAAAAACGAAAATAATTTATATGAAAAAAGATACTAAACGTTTTATAGCTTATATGTTAATGCACAAACATTTTAAGCTGGTTAAGAAGGGCTCTAACTGGCGTATAGACTACAACGGCGTCTTATTACAGCCCGAGGATATAGAATTTTTAAAGTTAATAGCAAAAAAAAGCGGCCAAAAATTTGACCGCCTGGACAAAACAATTAACCCTAATTAACTGCTTATTTTCCTTTCGGAACAAAGATAATAAAAAATGGAATATTACACAGCAATTATTTTTTTTGAGGATCACAAAGAAATAACCCCAAAAAAATATCGGAATATAAACCAAGTTGAAAATTTTATTGAGTTTGCCCGTAAAGTTGGCGGACATTATGTAAATTTATACGAGAAAAAAACAAAACGATTTTATTGCCGCGTCTGGCTGAACAATTAAACCAAAACTAGCAGCCCAGTACGCCGCCAAAATACCAGCCTAGTGCTGGTTTTTTTGTGCCTGGTATGTATCGCACAATTAGTGGTTTAATTAAAGGTGAAAAGAAAATAATTTAAACCGGTTTAAGTGGTTTAAAATAGGTGGTTTAATTTTTATCTTTTTACCAGAGGTACAAAGATAATAAATTTTAAACTAAAAGTTTAACCAACACACACTATTTTTAAAAAAAAAGTTTTTTTATTGAATTTTAAGCTAATTTTTGTATCTTTGTAAGGTATGGCAGCAAAAAAATGGCTAGCAGCTCTATTTGGCGCAGCAGCAGTTTACTGGGTTTACAGCAAGTATCGCTTTTCAAAAGGGATTACTTATGCTATATCTAAAATTGGCGTTGGTGGATCATTTTTAGATCCAAAAATTAATATTGATGTAACTGTCAATAACCCAACAAACGTTAACACTGAATTTGCCAATTTAAGATCACAGTTATTTTTAGCCAGTGGCCAAAAAATTGCAGATGTTTACTTTAATCAAAAAATTACTATTAAAGCTAATAGCAAGATCAATTTGCCGCTTGTAGCAATTACAACGCTAGAAAGCGCAATTGTATCTATTAACGAGTTAATAAGGACTAGAAAAGCAGATTTTAGGCTAACTGGTACAGCACAAATAGACGGAAATACCCTACCTTTTGACATAAATTATACTTTTGATGGTTTCTAAAAGCGTGGTTTTAAAAAAGCTAGCGCCTTTTAATAACTATAAAAAGGTAGTAAGCGCGGATCAAACAGTTACAGATATAATTGACGGTATTGTTAATACACATTATCAATACCAGGACGAATACGATAAAATTAGTAACTATTTTGTTGGTGAGAGTGAGTTAGAAACGGCCCGAAATATTTTCAATTTTTTGAAATCTAACGTGCCGTATTATATTGAGAGTAACAATAACCAAACATTGCGAAGCCCTAGCGCTATTGTAGCAATGCCAGGAGATTGCAAAAGTTATGCTTTATTTGCTAATGGAGTGTTAGACAGTTTAAACAGAAAAGGTATTTTACAAGTACCGTTGGCGTTTAGATTTGCGGGATATAAAGATAATACCAGGGAGCCACAGCACGTTTTTGCTGTTATGTACCCAGGAACAAAAAAGGAAATTTGGATTGATCCAGTTTTACCGAGGTTTAACGAAAAAAGACAACCTAGTTTTTATAAAGATAAAAAAATAAAAATGGCACTAATTGCATTAAGCGGCGTTGGTTACACAGCAAGCGACAAACGCGCAGAAATGGAAGCGTATAGAGATAAACTTGTAAGGGATCGTGATAAACTTTTACAAGCTGGCGTTATTACGCCAGGATCTAGTAAAGAATTGCAATATAAGGTAGCAATTAACAAAGTTACTAATGCGCTTCAAGATTTACCAAGTGTAAACGGAATTGGTCAATTTGACTGGCAAAACGCGTTTAGTTCGCTAGTAACACAGGCCCCAGCAATTATAACGGCGTCGCGTCCTGGTAGCCAGGATCGTTTCCAATCATTTGACCAGGGCTTACCTAGTATGCGCCAGGATCAACAACCGCAAAGGGCTGGTATTAGTACAAACACTATTTTGTTAATAGGGGGTGCAGCATTAGCAGCGTTTTTAATTTTTAGAAAAAAGAAATAAATGTATTATAATAAACGAAATATTGGGGTAGTACCTATTGTTGCTGTTGCAGCTGCAAAGCCTATTGGTGCAATGGTTTCAGCAGCAATTGCGGCCTTACCTGGTGTAATTAGTTTTATTAGAAATATATCTAAAAGGCCCGCTGGTGAAGCGCGCGACAGAATAAGCGCAATAAAGCCTGAAATTGCAAAGCAAGACGCTAGAAGTAGATTAGCTAATGTTATTGCAGTAAGCCAGCAAAACTTTAAAGCAGCAGACGTTGATGTAAACGAGATGTTATTTTGGTATCGTGAAAATTATCCAAACGACTTTAAAGAATTAAAGCCCGAGGATAAATTATACTGGAATAGATATTTAGATAATTACAGACAAGAATTTTTAACCCAAAGGCCTGATTTACAAAATAATTTTTTAAACAAATCTTATTTTACAAAGGATCAAGTTAATTATAAGCCCGAAGTGCCAGGATCACCAGGAACGCAAAAAGCTGGAATGAATATGTTAGTTACACTGGCTATTGTTGGCGCTGGTATTTTCGCAATTTCAAAAATGAAAAAATAATGACCGCAGCACAAAAAACAGCAAAGGCAAATTTTAAAAAAGCCATTGAATACAGAAAAAAAACTGGCGTTTCTTTAAAAGAAGCGTTTGCGCACGTTTACGGTAAAAAAGTAGGAGCGGCCCCTAAAAAAAAGGCAGCAAAAAAAGAAGCACCTAAAAAAGCGGCTAAAAAAGTTGTAAAGAAGGTAGCACCTAAAAAAGTTGCAAAAAAAGCGGCACCTAAAAAGGCTGCAAATAAAAAGCATACAAAGTATGGAAAAGTAAAAGCGCACACGCGTAGAGTTGCTGGAACAAATAAAATACCTAGTGAATTTGTATCATTATCAGGATATAAAGAAACAAAAGAAATTGTATTAGGATCTGTTGGAAAATTAAAAAGTATTGAAAAATTAATACCAGAAGTTAAAGTTAGAATAACTAGGGGTAAATCTGTTATTAATGATCAAATAAAAAGTTCAAGAGATAGTGCTACAATTTTTAAAAAATTTATTGGTAAAGATAAAATACAAACACAAGAATTTTTTGCAGTAATGTATTTATCACAAAGCAATAAAGTTATTGGAGTTTATGTCCATAGTATGGGATCAATCAACGCAACAAGTGCAGACGTAAGATTAATTTTAGGTGGCGCTTTAAGAGTTGGTGCAGTTAGTTTAATTATTTGCCATAATCACCCTAGCGGAAATATGCAACCAAGCGAAGCTGACATACAATTAACAAAAAAATTAATTGCAGCAGCTAAATATCACGATATTAGAGTATTAGACCATATTATAATTGGAAAAGATAATCAATTTAGTTTTGCAGATAATAATTTAATATAATAAAAACCTTCACAATAATTTAAAAACAAAAAAAATGCGTAGAAGAAAAGCAGCAAAAAGAAGAAGCCCTAGACGTCGCAGAATGTCTGGAATTGGCAAAGTAGGCGGCGCAGCTACCAGCGTACTTTATACAGTAGCGGGTGCAGCAGCAGCACAATTAGTTGGTAAATTTTTACCAGCAGCAACAAATGATAAGATCAAAGCAGCGGTTCCAGTTGCAGTAGGTCTTTTCTTACCTAAGTTTGTAAAAGGAGCAGCGGGCCAGGGCCTAGCGGCTGGTATGATTGCCGTTGGTGGTCTTAAACTTGTACAATCTTTTGGAGTATTAAACGGTATTGGTGCAATGGCAGATGTTGACTATAAAGCGCCAATGATTGCCGCGTATTACAATCGCGAAGGATTAGTTGACAAAAGCTACATGACGCCGTCAATAGCTGGCCTGGACGAGGAAGGCTGTTAATTATTTTCTTTTCACCTTTATTAAAAAAATAAAAAACTTATAACAAATGGCAACTCAAATGGGAAGCAGAATGGTTTTCGAAAATGCGAAAACCCTAGTGCGTAGTTTAGGTTATAGTGTTGAACACGCTAAATTAACGCAATCATATTTACGCAGTGAAGTAGCGTTAAGCACTTCTATTGCTAACTATCATATTCCAGTACTTGTAAACGACACTCAAAACGGTGCAAGCCGCGTAAACGAGAAGCGTTTAAACCTACAAGATATTTTCATTACTACTGAAATTGCAGTTGTAATTGGAGTAGGTACTGCAACTGCAACAGCTGCAAAACTTTACACTTATCCAAATGCTACTGTATTTACTTCGGCTACTGATGATGATCTTTGGAGTATTTACAACGGTTATTTAAACCTAACAATTAACAATGAGCAAGTGTTACCAGCGTGGGACGTTTTACGCCACTACTTTGTACCACAAACTCAACAAAGCGCAAGCACTACCGATCAATGGTCAGCTAGTCAAGACGCGTTTTACCCAGTTGAACCAGGTATTGTAATGAACGGTGCGGCAAACATCAATTTCCAGTTAACTGCAAATGGTGCGCCAGCGACAGTATTAGCAAATAGCTTTATTGCTGTTGTTCAACGCGGTATCCTTTGCCAAAACGTTACTACTGTTAAATAGTATTAACCTTATGCGCCTGGCGGGCCTTAATCGCCGCCGCCGACGGTCGGATATTACCGTCAACTTTTTTAATTATTTAATTTTGAAATATGCGTATCAAACGTTTTGAAGCAGTTGAAATCAATGTGCCTAGTGGATCTACACTAACGCGCTTTTATTTTCCTGACTTACCACAATTAAGAAACGCAAAGATTGAGGCTATACAAGTTTATGCCGCTGGATCAATTACAGCAACGCCGCTTACTGGATCTACACCAGTTGCGCTAGCTGATTTGAAAAAGTCAAGTTTAACTTTGTACCAAGGTGATTTACAGTTAATTTACAATATTCCATTGGTTGCACTACAAAATATTAGCGATAGCGCTACACCTTTTGTTTTTGAATTACCAGGAATGAATGATATTGATATTAGCTGGACAAAATCATTTGTATCTTTGCCAACAGCACTAGGCACTACTAACGTAGCGTATAGTTTTGGCGTTTATTACTATTTGTAAAATTTTTATGTTATGGCAGCGTTTAGGCCCGAAATATTTACCATTGATGAAGTCGTAAACTTTTACGACGCAGCAGAAGGAAGCGAATATAAAATTTTTGCTGGCGTTAACCCAACGCCACAATATTTGCGTTATAACTTTGTTGGCGAAAAAGAAATAGGACGCCAGGAGCTAGTTAACGCGCTTACACAGTTGCGCAATAACATAGAAAATTACAACCCGTATTTAATACAAGTTATTAGCGAGGGAAATACTGGAAGGGGCAAGAAAAAAGAAAATCCAGTCCTTACCAGTATTTCTTTTCAGCTAAATAGGCCCCAATCAATGATGCCAATGCAAGCAATGGCGGGAATGGGAAGCCCTAGGACTGAAATGTTACTAGAAAAGCTAGTTGAACAAAATGCAATGTTGCAAAGCAGAATAGCGGCAATAGAGGCAATGGAAGATTTAGAAGAAGAAGAAGAAGAAGCGCCAAAAAGCCCTATTGATCAAATGTTGAGCAACCCACAATTGCAAGAAGCATTAATAGCTGGCGTAATGTCAATGGTTAGCGGAATGATAACTAAGGGTGCGCCAACGGCCATTGCTGGAATAGATGATGAAGCAGAAGCGGTAGAAATTTTAAGATCATTAATGAGTAAAGGCGTATCGATAGAACATTTGAGAAAATTAGATCAAATGGGTAGCGCTAAATTATCTTCATTATTATTTATGTTATAATGGCTAGAAGTAATTTTTTAAAAGATAATAGCCAATTAATTATTGGCCTGGTAGTTATTTATTTTGGATATACCAAAGTAATTAAGCCATTATTGGAAAGCGTGGGACTGCAAAAAAGTGATGAAGAAATTGAAATTGAAAAGCAGACAAGCAACCCAGCTAGCGCCTGGAACCCAAACTATTGGCGTAAAGGCGGGGCCACAATTATTACAAATAGCAAGGTGCAACAATTTGTTAATACAATTTGGAACGCACCAGGATATATTAGTGATGATTTTGACGCTGTTTTAGGCGTATTTAAGCAGTTAAAAACTAAAAGCCAGGTAAGTTACCTTGCACATAAATTTAACGAAATAAAGGGCAAAGATCTATTAAATTGGCTGCAAGGCGGTGGCGCTTTAAGTTGGCCAGCGGATAGATTTAGCGCCGAGCAAGTGAACCAGTTAATAAAATACGTTAACGGTTTAAAAAACTATTAAAATGAAAAATAAGGGCGGTTTAATTATATTACTTTTATTAGCTGGCGTAATTGTTTACGCGGCTACTAGAAAACCAAGAAGGCGCGGATCTATTGAAATTGGGCCACTGGAAGGGGAATTTATTACGGATCCAGCGGACTTATTAAGTGATGAAGAAAAATCAATGTTTGAAATATGAGCAACAAAAATTTAATGTTATTGGTGGCAGCGGCCGCAGCTTACTATTTTTTCTTTATGAAAAAGAAGCCAGCACAATTAGTTATTTCACCTGGCGTTCCTGATCAACCAGCACCAGCGCAACCAGTTGCAATGCTGCAACCAGCAATACAAACTGAAAGCGTTTCTATTGTAGATGAAATTAGAACGTTTAGTGAAGGCAACCCACAACCGCAACATAGCGAGAATATTTATCAAAATTATTACGTTAACCAGGTTAGCGGAGTTAAAAAAATGGGCGTTCCGTTCACTATTTAATTTTCCCTTCACCTTTAATTAAAATATAATGGCTAATTATCTAGTAGGCGCAGAACTTATCAAATACGACGTAAACTTTACAACGTATGATGTAAGCGGGTACGTTACAAGTGATTGTAACAGTATTTTGTTTATTAATTACGGATCTAATGCAGTGCAGATTGAAAACGTAACACTGCAACAAAATCAAAGTTTACAAATAGAAGGAAACCAGGGCGAGTTTACAACGCGCCGTTTCTTTGCTAACTTTATTAATTCAGGCGGGTTTAATAACCTAGTAACTGTTAAGAAAAATTACATACAATAATGCCTAATATAGATTTATCCATATTAAACCAAAGACAGACGCCAGCGTTTTACGCTAGTAGTTTAGCTACTAGGCCCGCTTTTGGTTTTGCTGGACGTATCTTTATAGATACTGACAGCCCAAGCACTGGTTTATATCGTGATACTGGCGCAGCCTGGGTACAAATTGCCGATCCTGGCGCTGGTACTACTGGAACTTTACAGCAAGTAACTACAAATGGTAAAACTACAAACCAGGGTATTACAATTACTGCTGGCGGTTTAACATTAGGAACTAATACTGGCGATAATCAAAATTTATTAAATCTACCAGGAAATACAAATTTATTGTATAGAGAAAACGCTGGTAGTTTATATGGTTTTGATATTGGTGGGAGTGATAATTCTTTATTTTTAAATACAAGTGAAGGATCTTATTATCAAACTTTATATTTTGGCGACGGAATAACAACTAACATTTTTGGTATTTCAGCAAGTAATGATATAGGAGTAACATATAACCCAGTTTTTGTTGTTAATCAAAATAAATTAGTAGGTATTAATACCAATGTACCTACTGCAACATTTGACGTACATGGTGACGTTAACGTAATACAGCAACTTAATCAAACAATAGCTACAAATAACAGCTTATTAGCTTTTCAAAATAGTGGTACTGGAAAATGGAGAATAGGATCTTTTTATAATTCTGGTGCAGAAGATTTTGGAATATTTGACGTAGTAGGTGCTATTCAACCTATAACAGTTAAAAAAACAACGGGCCAAATATTAATTGGCACTTCAACTGTTGGATCTGGTAAATTAGTTGTGGCAAGTGCTACTGGTGATAATGGGATCCAAATAGTTGGTGCAAGCGCACCTAGTTTGCGTATTGATAACGCAGAAAGCGGCCCAACAAAGCGCGCTGGTTTAGGTATTTCAACGGCTACAAACAATTTTATCCAGGGCAGTGCGGATCGTGACTTTTGTATGTTTAACGGATCCACAACAGCAAGCCCTATTTTATTTGGTATTTACGATACTACAAATGTCCAGGAAGCGGCTAGAATAAGCCCAGCACGCAATTTTTTGATAGGTACCACAACAGACGCGGGCCAAAGATTACAAGTAAGAGGAGTATCTGGAACAATTGCAAGAATTACAGACGGAACAAATAATTTTGATTTTTACTGTGGTTCAGGTTTAAATGAAATAGCAGCTACTACTACAATGATACTTTCTACTAACAATGTGGAGCGTATGAAAATAACAAGTGGTGGGTTAATTATTTACAAAGGTTCATCTACAACTACAAATGCAGAAGCAGTTTTTGAAAATACTAATACTTTATTAAGTATTGAAAGTTCGGCTAGTGGTTCTGTTGCTAAAAGTATTAGATTTAATACTTCTGCTGGTGCAACAATGCAAGAACGTATGCGAGTTAATACAACTGGAAACGTATTAATAGGCACAACAACAGACGCGGGGCAAAAGTTACAAGTTGATGGAACAGCTAAATTTAATGGTACATCTGGATCACCAGTTACCTTAGATATAAATTCAAGTAATAGTAATTGTGATATTACTATGTTATCTTCAAATAGTAGTTCAGTTAGTAGAATTAGAAATAATACAAATGATTTACAATTTCATACAAATGGAACACTTGCACTTACATTAGCTTCTAATCAAGCAGCTA